AACTGGATAGGGATAGACGAGATAACCCAATACCCAACACCTTACGTGTGGGATTACCTGAGATCAAGACTGAGAAGCACCGATCCCGAACTACAACAAAGTTTGTATATGAGGTGTACAGCGAATCCGGGTGGAATCGGTGGGTGGTGGATTAAGAAGATGTACATTGACGTAGGTGAACACAACAAACCGTTCCCTGCCAGTGATGTCGAAACAGGTAGACCATTCATGTGGCCGCAAGGACACGAAAAGGAAGGTCAACCTTTGTTTTATCGTAGGTTCATTCCTGCGAGACTAACAGACAACCCGTTCCTTATGGCAGATGGACAATATGAAGCGATGCTTCGTTCACTACCAGAGATAGAACGGAAAAGATTACTTGAAGGGGATTGGGATGTAGCCGATGGTGCAGCCTTCCCAGAGTTCAGTAGGAGTAGACATGTTGTGGAGAGCTTCGAATTGCCAACTAACTGGCCCCGTATCAGGGCGGCTGACTACGGGTATGCGAGTCCTTCTTGCGTTCTTTGGGGTGCTATTGATTGGGATAATAATATCTGGATTTATCGGGAGTTATACGTAAAACAGTTGACAGCAGAACAATTAGCCGATAGAATACTAGAAGCAGAGCAATTAGACCCTCTACCCCACTACACAGTACTAGACTCCTCCTGTTGGAATAAAACAGGATTTGGACCTTCAATAGCAGAAACAATGATGAGATGTGGTGTTCGTTGGACACCGTCTGATCGTAACAGAATACAAGGTAAGATGGAAATACATCGTAGGCTTGCAGATGACCCAAGAACAAATGAACCGAGATTACGAGTGTTTTCTAATTGTAGCAACACTGTCAAACAATTGGCAGCAATTCCTCTTTCCAAAACTAACAGCGAAGACGTAGACACTAAAGCAGAGGATCACGCATACGATGCACTGCGATATATGTTGATGACAAGGATGACAGGGTATGCAGCAATTCATCAAACGCTTAACGGTATTAAAGCTCAAGTCTATCAGGTACAAAATGAAACATTTGGATATTAGTAAATGGCAGATATAAGTAAAGCAGGTACACAGACCTATATGGTTGAAGGATCGTATGATCCTAGTAAAATGACCCTTAATGAGTTTATAGGGTTATTTGAAAAAGAATCAACTGAAAAAGGAGGAAGACAAAATACTAACTGGGGTAACTCTTTAAGAAAAAATCCAGTGCTTAAGGAATACTTAAATCAACCTGCAATCAAAATATTTGAAAATAAAGAAAGTTCAAAAAGAAAATCTGGCAATTTACTAAAAGATGTACAAGATGCTGTAAAATCTGACAGTGGTAAAAGTGGTATCCAAAGTAAAATAAGGTCTATAGAAAAAAATATCTTTAGTAAACTTGAAGGAGACATGCAAAGAGGTAAACAAAAAAACCTCATAAAAAATCACACAAGAATTACAACAGGAGTTCCTGTACTTGCCACTAGAGGGGGGAAAAAGACTGCTGATACACAGTACACTACAAGTAAAATACCTCAACTTATAAAAAATTTAGAAGCACACGTAAGACGATTTCCAAAAGATAAGCCTATAGCAAATGCTATATTATTTAATTTAGAAACAGGATCAAGGGGTTCTTTAACAACTGAATTGCTTTCTGAACATTATCAACCTAACACTTTGAGTGAAGAAGCAAAACTACTTGGACATACAGGGTCAGATGGTTTACTTATAAGAGCAGGTACAAAAGGTGTTAAAAGACAGGCTAAAGATCAAGCTCCAAATATACAACCATATAACTCCCCTCTCTCTAACAGAGCTATATTTATACTACAAGATCAAAGTGAATTTAACAAAAAGTTTGGGGAAAATAGGCTAAACAACTTTTTTCAAATGTACAATGAAAAAGAAAAAAAGATGATGCCTATAACTTTAACTCAAATAAATAAAGTCCTTGAAAAAGTAAGTCCTAGTGGAATAAAACGTGAAGTCGGTGAATTAGGGGGTACTAAACCTACAGATGCACCTTTAACTTCAAGTGACTTTAGAAAGTTATGGTCAAATGTAGCTAATAATGTTTTACAAGATCAAAAAAAGATAGCCGCTTTATCTAGTAGAGATGTAGAAACAAACACAGGTTCTGTAGGAATTTATATAGGTCAAGCAGGCGAATATTCTGATTTAGCTGTTAACGATCTAAATGCTATAAGTAACAGAATGTGGAGCATGTATTCTATTTCAACTCCAGAAGGCAGAGAAAACTATAATGCAAATAAAACCATATTAAGTCCAACAACATTTTTATTTGGTAATAATACTGCTGGTAAAGCAAACACAAGAGAGTACATAGACTTAAATAAATCTACTCCATTAAATATACCAATTCAAAGTGGAGGTAAAGGATTTAGTGTTCCTGTAAGCACAGAAACAAGCACTGCCATATCAGACACAAGACATGCCATTACTGGGTTAGTAAATAACTTTAAAGAGCTTCCTGAATCTACCCTATCTAAACTTTCAAAGTTTGGAATAAAATTTGGTCTTGGTACTTTAGCATTTAAACAATTTCAAGAAAGTCCATATCAATTTATAAAAGATTTAGCTGCAGATACAGCATTAGAAGTTGGATTAGGCGTTAGAAGAGGTAATATTGTAGGGATGTCAACTTATCCAAGTCCAACTAATGAAGGAGCTACATTTGGTGAAGCAGGAGAAGTTCGTCAGACGGGGATGTCTCAAGCAGGAAACATTATTCCCCAACAACAAATGGGATTAGAATCTGACCCAACTGCAATAGACAGAGATGTAACTCAACAACAAGTATCAGATATTGTACAAGAAGACACTGATTTAGCCGAAACACCTGATACAGCAGACTCAAATACACTTCCACCCGAAGCATTAAAAGTTATGCAAGAAGACGCTAGTATGACTAATACAGATTTAGACCCAGAAGCAGGGTTTATTTCCCAAGCTGATGTAATAAGGAATCAGCAAATGGGTTCGCCTACATCTCAAGGTTTTATGAGTAAGTATGGTGAAAAAGATCAAGACCTACTACAAACAACTTAAATAGGAGGGCAGTTATGCCAAACAATAACTACAACTACGGTGCTTCATACATAATGAACTCATCTAACACTTCAGTTGATGACCCAATGGGATCAAATCAATTAACTAGAGAAGGAATGGACTTTGATATGTCAAACAACGGTAACAATGAGTTGCAAGTTGACATGCCAAAGAAACAATCTAAACCAACAGTAGAAGCTTCTCTGTTCTCTATGGCTGACGATAAAAACTACTTCTAAGTAAGGTAAAATATGTCTGATAATTTTCTTCAACCTGAAGACGATACTGGCGTACCTATAGCTAATCCAGCCGAGCAAATGCCCGGACTAGCAGGATATGTACGCAATAAGTTTGAGGACTCTGAAAATGGGAGACGCACCCATGAACACAGATGGCTACAAGCTTTTAAAAACTTCAGGGGAATATATGATTCAACGACACAGTATCGTGATTCTGAACGTTCCAAAGTCTTCATTAAAATAACAAAAACTAAAGTTCTTGCAGCATATGGGCAGATAATAGATATTCTGTTTGCTAATAAAAAGTTCCCAGTTGTTGTTGAGTCGACTCCTATGCCAGAAGGTATAGAAGAGTTTGCCCACATGAAGACACCCCTCGATGAAGCTACTGATCCGTATGGATTTGAGGGAGACGGAAGACAAGTTCCACCCGGAGCATTGCAAGCCAATGAGCCACACAAACTAGGAACTTACGATAAAGAATTTCCAGACATGTTAGCTAAAGGTCCTTCTAAGATGGGAGAACCTCAACTTAAACCTGCACAAGAAATGGCATTAAAGATGGAGAAGTGTATTCACGATCAGCTTCTTGATACTAATGCAGTCAATGTATTCAGGCAGGCTATCTTTGAAGCATCATTGTTAGGGACAGGAATCATTAAAGGACCATTTAACTTTTACAAAAAAGTTCACAAATGGGAGAGGGATGCAAACGGGCAACGTAACTATGTACCATATGAAAAAATAGTACCACGTATAGAGTATGTATCCTTGTGGGATTTTCATCCCGATCCGTCTGCAACAAGCATTGAAGATTGTGAATATGTAATACAAAGACATCGTATGAATCGTCAACAACTACGTGGTTTGATACAAAGACCTTATTTTGATGCAGCAGCAATAGAAGAGTGTCTTGCTAAAGGTGCAAACTACGAAGACAAGTACTACGAAGATACTATTAGAGAAGACGAAACCGAACCTTACTACCAAGAAAACAGATTTGAGGTTCTTGAGTATTGGGGTGTTATTGACAAAAAATATGCTGACGAAGTTGGTATGGATGGTGTCAATGAAATGTCAGAGTTTGATCAAGTACAAGTAAATGTATGGGTGTGTGGTAGCATGGTTATTCGATGCGTAGCAAATCCATTTACCCCTGCTAGAATACCTTTTCAAGCATTTCCATTTGAAATTAATCCCTATCAATTGTGGGGTGTTGGTGTAGCAGAGAACATGGAAGATGCACAGTTGCTTATGAATGGTCACGTAAGAATGGCTATTGATAACTTAGCACTTGCAGGTAATCTAGTGTTTGATGTGGATGAAGCAAGCTTAGTTCCCGGACAGAACATGGACATATTTCCCGGAAAGATATTCCGTAGACAGTCAGGTGTAACAGGAACTGCAATTAATGGTCTTAAGTTTCCAAACACTGCAGGTGAAAACATACAGATGTATCAAATATCTCGCCAACTTGCAGATGAAGAGACGGGCATACCGTCAATCATGCACGGACAAACAGGTGTAACAGGAACAGGTAGAACTGCAGCAGGTTTATCAATGCTTATGGGTTCTGCAGGTCTTGCAATGAAAACAGTTATAAAAAATATTGATGATAATTTATTAAAGCCGATTGGCGAAGCATATTTTCAATGGAATATGCAGTTTAATGAAAATGTAGATGACATAGAGGGTGATCTTGAAATTAAACCTCGTGGAGTTGCAGCAGTAATGCAAAAAGAAGTAAGAAGTCAAAGGTTGACATCATTACTACAAACTGTAGCAAACCCTATGCTTGCACCTTTTATAAAAATACCAAATTTAATGAGAGAATTAGCTATAGCTCAAGACATTGACCCTGATACATTAGTCAATGATGCAAATGAAGCTCAGATATACGCAGAAATGTTGAAAGGAATGATGCCAGATGCTCAACAAGGAACAGGCGAGGGTGCTGACCCCAATAGTCAACAGCAAGGAATGGGACAACCTAGTGGAGTATCTCAGCGACCTTCGGGAACTGACAATCAAGGGAATGGTAATGGCACAATCGGAGTCGGAGCTACGCCAACTGCAGGGGAAGCTGGGTTTACTGGAAATGCTCCTCAATTTGAAGAATAGTCACAAGGAAGTTGTAAAGAATGTCTAGCCTATTAGATTTTGCTGATTTTGGATCAAGCTTCTTTGGGGGCAGTGGTAAAAAAGAAAAGATATCTAGAAGAGAATACGTAACTCAAGATATAGACTACTATAGGCAAGGATTAGACACTACTGGTATTAAAGTAGATTATGAAAGAGATCGTGAAGAAGATGAAGACGGGGATGAAGATCGCAAACGTAGTGTGGATATATCTCAAGTTGGAGTAACAGGAAGTGATAGTGAATTAACTCCAAGTGAAATTAGCAGTTTAGGAACAGGTTTTGACAGTCTGCTTAGTAGTGGCTCATCTTTACTTGAATTACAAAACAACTTTAGAGATTACAATACATCATTACAAGAAGCAGGATTTAAAGACAGAAGCGATAGTCCAATGTACAAAACTTTTGGTTTATCTACTGCAGCTTTACCTCAATCTGCAAAAGAAGTAAAAAAAGATTTAAGTTTAAAAAATATATTATCTCCTAAAACTGCAGTTCAAACAATAGGTAAGATTACAGGATTAAGTCCTGCCACAAATGTACTTGCTGGATTTGTAGGTGGAACAACAGTAAAAGACCCGTTAGGTAACAGTTCATACAGACCTAGTCATGCAGTTATGGGGTTAGCGTTTGATATGAATATGTCGATACAGAGTTCTAATATACAACAGAGTATACAAGCAATGAACGCAAACAACTTAACTGGATATAGAGGTGCTAAATCTCCTACTGGATTTTTTGGTTACATAGATGGACAACTTGTTAGTAGATCACCAAATGGTAGAACTTATTCTGGGGTAAATGCAGAGTATGGAAGAATGGCTGAAGCTTTTAGTAAAGGTTATATTCCACTAGGTTATGATACTAGCACAGAAACTGGTACACAATCTATTGCTTCCAAAACAGGTGCATTTAGAGGATATACCGAAAAGGGTACTTTTGCATTTGGCAATCAGATTGCAGCAGCAGGCTCAATGAAAGATGTAAGAGCCACAGCAGAAACATATTTTGGAAAAGGTGCAGGGAGAGAAGAAGATAAGATAGTTATATCTGCCCTTGAAAAAGTACGAAGCCAGTACACCTTTTTAGGTAACTTAAAAGACAACGTTAAAAATCCAGTAACTCTTTCTCAATTATTAGCTGAAAAAGCTAGTAGTGGTGATTATACTAGACGGTCTGATTTAGGAGATGCTGCAGGGTCAGTAGGATCGACAGGAGATTTAGGTGGAGCTACGGGTGCAGGATATTCAACTCCTTCTGCTGTGGCATCAGCTTCTAGTTTTGGAGATGAACCCGGAGATGATAGTGACAGTTCTCCTAGTGGTGATTCAGGAATGGATGCGTCATCAGGAGTCAGTGAATCTGGAGGATGGACTGCTAAAGGGGGAAAAGTAGGAAACGGTTTTGCACTAGGTGGCAAAGGTGAAGCCGAACCTGCAGGGTTTATTGAAGGTCCTCCTGAACAATTTAGTGATCAAACAACTATTGCAGATGACATCCCACTTAAAGTAAAAGACGGTACATTTGTAATTAATGCTCCTGCTGTAGAATATGCAGGGTCTATGGATATACAAAAAATGTTAGCTGAAGGCTATGAAAAAGCTTTGACTAGAGATATAGGAGTTGACAAAAACTTTAGAATTGGTAAAATACCAAGTAAGGAAGAGTTAGATATACAAATCTCTCGTGGTGAAGTTGTAGTTCCACCTCATGTAGCAAAAGCGATTGGTTACGACAGATTAGAAAAAATTAATAACAGAGGTAAACGTGAAGTAGCACGCAGACAACAAAAAGCTGGTGATCAAGAAAAAGTACAAGCTGGTCAAGGTTTTGCTGCAAACGGCGGCAAACAAAAAATTACAATTTTTAGAGGTGAGCCTTACCCAGAACAAATTAGTGAGTTTGATAGAAAATATATGTCAGGTCGCAGGATGACAGGATCGTGGTTTTCATCAAATAGGAATTATGCTAAAAATTATGGGCAACTTCAAAAAACTTTGGATGTTACTTTTGATGAATATGCAAAGGGTGCAAAAAAAGCTGAATTATATAGAAACATAGCTGAAATGCAATCCAAAAGTGGCAGTCAACAATTAACAAAAGATCAAAAGAAAAAATTATTTAAACACGTTAAAGAAATAAAACAATTTGCTAAAATGGTTAAAGATGGAAAAATAGATCCTAGCAGATTTGTAAATACTTTACATATGTCAGTTTTTCCAGATAAAAAAGACAAAGCTACAATTAAAAAAATTGAAAGTTATAAAAATAATCCAAAACTTTTTGCTAAACTTGTAGTTCGTGGTTTAGCAAATAATATTGTAACAAAGGGTGTTCCTTTTGCTACAAAAGTTATTCCCGGTCTTAGTTTACTTTCAGGATTTGCTCCCAAAGAAATGGGGGATGCTACTCTTAGTGGCAAAGAGGGGTTTATTTACGACATGACTGATGTTAAAGACGGAGTGACGTCTTTTGCTGAAGGAGGATTTGCTACAGGCAATGGTGTGTTTACCATAGACAAGGTTGCCGATTCCTACAGAGAAAAATACGCAACTCCACAACTAGCAAGACAAGCAACTATGAAACTTGCTAAAAAAATGCCACTAGCTGATGCTTTAGCTATACTTATATGGGGGGAAGCTAAAAATTTAGGGGATGAAGGACTTGAGGGTGCGGCTCACGTTTTAATAAATAGAGCAAACGCAGAAAAGTATCCGGGTTTTGGTAAAAGCATATATGAAGAATTGACAAGAACCTATAAAGGTGCAAAGGGCGAAAGAATTTTTGAGTTTAATGCACTTGAACCTACAAAATTTAGAGAGACTATTAAAAAATTTAAAAAGGATAAAGACACCTACCTTAGAGTAAGAAACATTGCTGAAGAAGTTATGGCAGGTGCTAGAAAAGATTTTACAAACAATGCACTGTTTTTTTACAATCCCTTTACTTCAGGAAGTGATTGGTACAAAGAACAAGTAAGTAAAAAACAATTTAAAGAAACATATAGAACAGTAAATCCTAAAAACAAAAAAGTTTTACATGTGTATCACGTACCATCTGATTTTAAGATGGACACAATTTTAGGCACAGAAAAAATTACTCCTGAACAGTTTAAACCTTCGACTTCAATACCTAACGAGATACCACTACCTATGAAACGACCTAAAGAGGTAGAAGATCGTAGTGATGATGGTGGAGGATTTATAGATTATCTTAGAAAATTATTTTAAGAATTAGTCAGCTACCCAGTAATATCACTGGCCCTGACATCCGAAGCAGCTACCCACAGCCATGTGGCACTGCAATAAATGAGGTAAATACAATGGCAACACAAGTAAAAGGTGCGAGAGCAAACAAACCAAATGACTCCTTTGGAGTAGTTAATAATCCAAATCTTTACAAAAACAAATATCGTGAAGAGGTGGATAAAGAAGACGATAATGAAGAAGAAGTACAAGCTCAAGACCCCACTGAAGAGGTGGCTACTCAAGAGGAAAGTACAAGTTTCGTAGAAACAAAACAACCAGAAGGACACGATTACAAAAAACGTTATGATGATTTAAAAAAACATTATGATGCTAAACTTGATGAGTTTAAAAGTGAACGTGAACAAATGGCTAGTGAGATAAAAGCAATCAAAGATAACATGCAAAGTTTACCACAAGGAACTGTTGCTCCAAAATCTGCAGAAGAACTTCAAGAGTTTAAAGAAAAATATCCTGATGTCTTCGAGGTGGTAGAAACTGTTTCTGGTTTAAAAACTGAACAGACGGTTGCTAGTCTACGAGAGGAAATTCAAGTCGTTAAAGAGAGGGAAAAGACTCTTAAGAAAGAGAAAGCATACGAAGAATTACTTCGTTTACACCCTGACTTTGGTGAGTTAAAAAGCAATGAAAAGTTTATTGCATGGCTCGATGATCAACCTGAACAACTTAGTAATGGTATTTATAAAAACAATACTGATGCTACGTGGGCAAGCAAGATCGTATCTCTTTACAAAGCAGAGATGGGCATATCTACTAAAAAACCTACTAAATCTAATCGAACAGATGCGGCAGCTACAGTTACTAAAACTCAACCTAAAGAAGTTGCTACAACTGATCAAAAAGGGAAGATTTGGAAAATGTCCGACATCGCCAAGCTGAAAGCGTGGGAGTTTGAAAAACTTGAAAAAGAAATAGACTTAGCACGAGCAGAAGGGCGAATAACTCAATAACTAACCTCAAATAGAGGAAGGATAAGAAAATGGCTTTTGATACAGCTGCAGGGTA